ATAAACAATCCCTTTCATTTTTTCTTCCGTACTCATCGACTCGTATTGCTCGCCCAAGGCTTTTGCCTCCAAATCCGCCAGACGCTCGCGGCGCGACATTTCCAACTTTGCCGCCGACACCACCGGCTTAGAGCAGCTGTGCAGCATCGTTCCCACCAAAACCGCCCAAAACAACAACCAAAAAGCCAAACCGATCCACTTGGTTTTTCGTTCGCAAAACAAATTAGACATTTTCCTATTTCCTTATAAATCAATTACTTAATATTTTCTCAAGGCAAAAAAATTATTGCGTACCCAATCCGCCTTAACCTGCGCCGCCCATTCCTTGGCTTCCTCTTTGCTCTCGAAGCGTTTCCGCAGTCGGCGAATTTGCAACCATGCGAAGCCTTCTTTCCGCTTGCCGCGTACATCAGCCCGCCAAATCTTCCGCCGTTTATGGGTTTCATAATCGTGCCAAGTGTCCTCATAGACTCCGGCGTGTACCGCATATTCGTGTCTCATTTCAGCCAACCTTTTTACGCTTTTCGCATGGTTTAATTTCACACTTTTGACATGCCCGCCAGTGCTGCATTTTGATAGGGTTATGCGTCGGAGCGGGGGAGAGAGAGATTTCAATACATTCGGCTCGTTCCATCCGCCGACCTTCAAACGGACACATCACCTTGCGAAATACATCCGCCACTTTCGCAGCAACTTTGTCTGGCTTGCCGTTGTATTTACCGTTCAAAATCAGACTGATGCTTGTCGCGCTGTATCGGAGTTTTGCCGCAGTCTTCATCAGTCCGTCTTTCTCGACCTCTTCCTTCAAAACCGCGTACCAATCTTCTTTCATATAATCTTTTTCATTCATAATCAGGAACCTCCCTTAATACAATTTCGTTTATATTTGGGTCATACACCTCTCTGACAGCCAGAAGCTGCGGTGCTTTCGACCCTGTATTCTTCAAAAGGACAAACGATTTTTTCCGAGCGTTGCCCGTATTTTTCAGATAACCCGCCGCTTCAAGGTGTTGAGCATAAACCTTGGCCATACTGCGGCTGACAGGGTGTGTCATATTGACGTGGGCCGTCAGGCTGTCCAAGTCAAAGGTTTTCAAAATCCGCATCGTCCGCCACAAGGCTTCCGTTACCGGACATTTCAACGGCTGACCGTCATCAGACAAGCGGGGCGCATCAACACCCGCATCCCGCTCCAGTCGGTATCCGTACGGTCTGCAAAAGTCCGAACCCTTCTGTATCGACACAAACCCGCCTTTATTAAGAGCTTTCAGATACGCGTACACCGTATTCCCGCTCAGTTGGCAGGCTTTGGCGATTTCAGAGACCGTCTGAAGCCTGTCCTTATTGCCCCGCAGACAGTTCCAAATCTCTTGTCGGCGGTTGCGGGGCTTCGTCAATGTCGTCATGCTCATAATTTGACCCCGCGTTTAGGTGCTTCGCCCTTGTACAGGTCGGCTTTCGCACAAATCTCGCGCGTTACCGTATCCAAGCCTTGCTGGTTGGCAAGCTCCAACAGATTGACCAAATTGACCGTTACGCGGCGTACCGAGCCGTGCGCCAAATCCACCAAATAAGACAGCGCATCTTTTTCAAACGTCAAATCAGGCGCGTAAACCTTCGCCAACTCTTCCGCGTCTGCCAAATCGACAGGCTGCGCAGGTACCCAAGCCAGCACGCGACCGTGGAAACGCTCGAATTTCTTCAGCTTGGTCGGCAACATCTCCTCGCCCACCAACATCAGCGGGGCTTGGCTGCCCTCGTAGATGTCGCGCACCAGCTCGACCAATCCCTTATGCGTAACCAAATAGTCCGCCTCATCCAAAATCAACGGACGCTGACTGGCGGCCAACTGTTCGCAGATCACATCCAAACAACCCGCCGCCGTCCGTGCAGGCGGCAAGCCCATCTCGAAGCAGATTTTTTCCAAAAGCGTCTTTTTGCTCCATGCGCTGCGCAGCTGGACATAGTAAGCGCGTGTCTCATTCGCCACCGCCACCGTCGCCGTCGTCTTACCGAAACCCGAAGGGCCGTACAACACACCCAAACCCGGCAAACCGTCCTGACGGTTGACCAAACGCTCCATTGCAACGGAGACCAAAGACAGATTGTTGATATTTGCAATTTTCATTTTTAAAATCCTTTTAAAGTAGTGAATAAACCTTGTTTTAAACCCCGAAAGGTCGTCTGAAATCAAGCCAGCATCGCCCGTTTGGACAACGCCTTATACTCATTGCTTTGCGGATACCGCTCCAGCCATCTTTGCGCCTGCGGCGGCAAATCCGCCTGACCGCAAATCCGCTGATACAGCGCAAACCGCTCCGATGCTTCGGACGGTACCGACCAGCCCGCAGCCGTTTCCGGTTCAGACGGCATCGCAACCGCCTTCACTTCCACAGCCTCGACCGTTAAATCATCCTCACGGCTTCGGAGTTGCGAAAGTAAAGCAGCCTTCTTCTTGACTTCCGCCATACCCAACACCATTCCCCCGATATTGACCGAGTCCTGATGTTCGATGGTCGGTACGCGGCGTTCTTTCAGGATGTTTTGCTGTTGCAGCTCGTTGCGTTTCAGACGCTCGTCGTTGCGTTTGTCTTCCGCGCGTTCCAAGACGCTGACAGGCATATAATCCGTCGAGTTGCCATGCCATTCCGCTTTGCAGATAAGGCGTCCGACATCGTCGTATATCCAAACCCAAAGCGCGTCCTGCACGTCGTAGCCGACCCTGACCGTTTCACCGTTGAACTCCATCAATTCGGCGGAATAATAAGTATTGCCGAACAGCGATACCTCCCCGCGCCGTACCGTGCGCATTACCTGCGGTCGGAACAAATACCCTTCCTCCTCCGGCGACACCCTCGGCGGCTCGCCAAACTCCGCTACCTTCAAAGCCCAAAACTCATTAGGCGACATATGCCGGCGTTTGCCATCGCGGTCGGTAAACTTAGGCAGCGAACGGTGCGGTCGGTCGTTATATTCGTCCACCACCCGTTCGATATAGCCCTTAAACTCATCCCAAGTAGGAATCGGCGAATTCAAAATCTTCCCGTGCAGGCGGACTTCCTTACGCGACAACTTAAACAGCTTCTGCCGCGCCTCGTCGTCCATATTTTTTCCCACAAAAGACGGCAGGTTCGCCGCCGCCCGTGTGAAAATATTATGGCTGCGTTCCGACGCGCCCTTCGCTTGCGAGTTATAAGCCCGCGAATGCGTCATCGTCATACCCAGCCTGCCCATCAGACCCGTTGCCTCATCCGTCATCATCAAGTTTTCAAAGCCACGACCCCAGTCCACATACCAAAGCGCACCGATGGCCGCGCGGCTCGCGTGGCTTAAAGCCTCAAGCACGGTAAACCGGCTTTCCGCCAGCCCCACGCTCCAGCCCATACACCGTCTTGTGCCAACGTCCAAAACCGTCGTAATTTCAGGTCTGAACGGCAGCCCCGATAACGGATTCAACACCTCCGCATCAAACGTATGACCGTCGGCGGTGTAGATGGCGGCAGGTTTCAAGTGCAGGAAATCGCGCCGTTTGTGCGGCAGGATATTTTTCAAATCCCGCGCGCCGCGTCGTCCGCGTTCACGCTCCACATTGCCAAGCTTGCCCAACCACCGGCGCACCTGATGGATACTCGGCACATCGCCCCCTCTCCCCGTGGGAGAGGGTTGGGGAGAGGGCAAAGCCTCCAGCCTGTTCACAAACAAGCGGTAAGCTTCAGAAACAGAAGGCTTCATCGGCAGCCGGTAGCATTCCAAAAACACAGGCAGCCAAGACGGGACGTTCATATCCTCGGTTCTAGATTTCGGCGCGAGGCTGTTAGATTCCCGCGCCGCAAACCACCGCTTGATGGTCCGTACGCTCGGCAGCTTCCCACCGCCGCCGCGCCCGTCGGCAGCCAAAGAAAACAGCTTCGCAATATGCTCGAAGCCAGGCATCTTCGCCTGCGTCAAAACAGTCGTCATCGCCGCCTCCTTCGACACACCCGATTCCGCCATTACCAGCTCGACCGCAGACAAAACCCCGCGTCGTGCCGATTCGCACAGCCGTTGTTGCTCCGTCGAGCCGTCCGCAACGCCGATGGTAAGCTGTCCCCCTCGCACATCGGGAGAGGGCAGCCCCGCCTCCTCGCCGCCTTTTTCTTCATAAGAAGACAGGGGGGCGGGCAAATCTGACAAACCGCCCAAAACCTCGTTCAGCTTCTTCGCCTGAATCAGTTTCAACACCTCTGGGGGCGGTGCATATTCGCGGCGTTTGCCGTTTTTCCCACCCTGACAAGAGGCTTCAATAAAAGACCACTTCTCTCGTTCAACCTTATATAAGATTGCTCTGTTCGTCTTAGGAAATTTTTCCAAGTTCATTTCCAATAACTCGGAAATCGAATAATGCGTTTTCATGCTGCCGCCTCTTTATATAAATAAGCATAGCGGGGGCGGATGCGCCGCCCGTCTTTCGTCCACCGTTCAGGCCACAGCTCATACAAGGGCTTGCCCAACACTTTCGCAATCGCCATCTCGCCGGCAGTCGACGGCTTTCTCAAAGCCTGACGCACTGTGCTTTCGCCTATACCTGCCATCGCAGCCACATCGGCAAGCGACAGTCCCTTCATTTTGATTTCCGCCCGTATCATTTCAGGATGCATACCGTTCATCTCTTTTTATTGCCTTTCATCATCTTATATATAAAAATGACGTTCCCATTAACATTGAGGATAACGTCATGTCCGAATATAAAACGTCCAAGTATTTAAGCATTGCCCAGCTCTACGATCTGGCTGACGACTGGTGGCGGCTCGACCCCGAGCAGCACCGTTTCGTCAGTGGTTTCATCAGTGATTGGGACACTTACCAATCATGGCTTGACGAACATAGCGTGCCATTTGCAGCTTATAAGGCTGGCGGCAAATCACGGCAAGAAACCATAGCAGCCTACCCCGAACACTACCCGCTATTTGTTTATGCCCAATGGCTGCGGCTGCAAGACGGTTTGCTGCTGCATACCCTGCTGTTGCGATACGGTTATGCAGACGCCTGCTCGAAAAAAGGCGCGCTTGAGCCTTCAGCAGATTTCTTTGAGCTTCTGATGGACGAAGCCGCCCGTTTGAATCTCTTCCCGCCCACCGCATTTGATGCGGGTGCGGAAATGGCAGCCCTAAACCGTCATTCGCAAAAGGGGTGA